CTAATGCTTCGTACATCAGAAGAATCTCTGATCCCACAGAAAGGGAGATTGAAAGAGAGCGTGTAACGAAGCTTAAGGAGAAGCTCACTGTTCTGCTTGGAGATGTTGACCTGGGTTCTCGTTCCTCTTTTTGGAACTATGGACTTTCCACATCAAATAATGACACACTGCATGTGCAGCCTGTCAAACTGATGGATGGAGACAACTTCTTTGATTTAGACAACCCTCTTCAGGAACTAGCATTCTCTTGGTTGCGTGTTCACCCCACAATTGCTTCTAGCTATCAGGCTTGGGAGCGTGGTGAATATCCTGCAGACACTCAGTTCTACGTAGCTGATGATGAGATTGAAAATGCTGTTCTGTTCAAGAAGAAGCAGCTCATCAACAAGGCTATTGTCAAGTTTGATGCTATGACTCCTGAGAAGAAGAGAAAGGTGGCTAGACTCCTTGGTCTTCCTGTAACGGATGAAACCAAAGAAGAAGCTGTCTATAATCTGGTGGACAATGTTCTGAAGCAAACGGAATTTAAGAACGGTAAGTATCAGGGACTCAATCCTGTAGAAGTGTTCAACCGTTTTGCTGATATGAAGGAAAACTTGCTCCATATTAAGGACGTAGTTAAACAAGCTATCACTCATTCCATCTACAGAGTTAAGAATAGTGGAAAGGTTTACGAGGGAGAATTTGAGGTGGCAAAAGATGAGGAAGAGCTTATTAAGTTCCTAGCAGATGATGACAATCAGGAGGATCTGATTACGCTGGAACAAAAACTTAAATCAAAGAAACTGGCTGCTGTATGATACCCGTAGATAGTTTATTATACAAGATTGACCAAAGACTAAATAAACTATCTACTAATGATCACCAACAGATTCAGTTAGAAGATAAGATTTTAGCTCTGAATGAAGCTCAAGTCAAGCTGATCAAGCAGAAAGTTGATGGTTTCAGTGTAGTTAGTGGTCTTGGTCTGGATGCTTTCAAGAAGCGTTATGAGGACCTGCAGAGTTTGGTGATAACATATAATCACCAGCCTCTCACTCTAACGATAAAAAACCCTGAGCTCAATCAGTGGTTTGCAGGACTGCATCAACTAACTCCAAAGTACATGTTCTACATTGATAGCTATGTTTTAGCTGACAAGGGTAGATGTAAGGATAGGAAGATTTGGATAAATAGAGATTTGGCAAAACACGGAGACTTGTCTCTCATTTTGAACAACACTCACTACAAACCTTCCTTCGAGTATCAGGAAACATTCAACTTCCTGTCTTCCGATGAGATAAGTGTGTTTACAGACGGAACATTCACACCAACTAAAATATACATCTCTTATATGAGATATCCTGTATACATCGATAAGACAGGATATATTAGGTTTGATGGAACACCCTCTGTAGACCAAGACTGTGAACTTGAGGCATATCTGGAGGATGAGCTTCTTGATCTGACAGTACAAAATCTGGCTATGTACACTGAAAATCAATCTGCTGTGCAGAGTTCTGTGTACAGAATCCAAACAAACGAGTAAGTATTTCTTAACAATTTAAAATAAAGCAAAATGGCTGATTTTTCATTAACTACGCTCTTCGTAGTTCCTGTAGGGCAAACTACGTTCCCTAGCTCTGGATCTACGCAAGACCTTACTGCAGGCCAGGTTGGTATCTTCGGAAGTGATTATTCCGCAACCAACACGCCTGGTAACTTTCCCTATTTCTATGTCGCTCAAGGTAGAACTAACACCTACCTCCAGGGTTCCAAGCGCTCTGACAAAATCTCTGGTTGCATCAAAGGAAACTGTAAGTCCAATGTAACCGAGTGGTACAAAGTGTCTGGTTGCCCCACTGCAGCAACTCAGGTGACTGATGTGACTAACTTTAACGTTAAGTGTGGTGATATCCTCACCCTCACTCTGCGTGCTCACTCCAGCTACCTGGATACCCTGTACTTCAACGGTTTCACCCGTTCGGTAACTGTACAGGCTCCTTGCTGCGAGTGTGGTGGTGATCCCTGTGATCTGGTTGATGTTCCTGCCCTGATCGATAGCATCATTGCTAAACTCGAACTGCAGGCTCCTGGTATCAACCCTGACAACATCAACCTGAATCAGTTCTTCCAGTTCCAGCGTTTGGGCAATGATCAAAATGCTATCCTGCGCATCTCTGGTAAGCCTCTGACTAAGTACGGACAGCCCTGTGATGTTGCAGCATTTCCCTTTGAGTACGACAGAATGTGGTTCCGCACCTTCGTGTATAGCGGTCCTGCTACCACTGCTGACTTCATTGTGGCTGATGCTTGTAACATTGTAGCTGATGCTACTGTTGTTCAGCGTTCTTCCTATCCTTCTGGTACCTCCGATGAAATTGCACAGCTGGAGAAAAACTACTACAGCTATCAAGCTGGTTACTGAAGCACCTCTACAGAATGGTTGGGTTATAACGAGAACTTTGAAAGCTGGGTAAGTGCTGGTGCAAACTATGACACTTTCTACATCAAGTTCAACGAGTATGACAAATCTGTTTACAGCTGGGGTGACTACATCAAGGAAGACAGCATTGTAATCATCGCTGTAGCTAATCAGAACGCTAACGGTACTCCGCTCGGTGGTCCTGCAGCTCTCCAGGCTATTCTTGAAGATGCTCTCGGTACTGTAAGTGGTGACAATAGTTGTATTACCACTACATCTACCACCACCACTGTTTGGCCCACTACCACTACTACTTCCACTCTGATTCCGTAATAGGGTAGAGAGACATACAGATATTCACATCATATAAACCTAAGCCAGAGGTGAGAGGATAGCACTCAATCCTCTGGCTTAATTATTTAAAGAAAGATGCCAACTCTTAAACTTGACATATTAGTTGTTCCTACGTATAACGCAGAAACCTTGGGAGTTGCTGATGCATCCACCTATCCTACAACACCCCCTAACGTATCATCTCCCTCTATCGAAATAACTGTTCCTAGCTTTGGTTCAATTGTGCTCCCGTTCAATGTGAATGATTTCAACATCTTCACATCTGCATCCCTGGGACTAACGCAAGTGGGGGACCCTCTGGTTCCTCTCCCTGATGGTGTATACACACTGAAATACACAGTTGCACCAGCCTACCTGAATTATGTCACAAAAACCATTATTCGGGTGGATCAGCTGCAGGAGAAGTTTGATGAGGCTTTTATGAAGCTTGATATGATGGAGTGCGACAAGGCTATTAAAACACAGGCTAAGGTGGATTTGAACACCATCTATTTCTTCATCCAAGGAGCAATTGCTGCTGCTAACAACTGTGCTGTGGATACAGCAAATAAGTTGTATGATCAAGCAAGCAAAATGTTAGCTAACTTTGTAAAAAATAACTGTGGTTGTTCTGGAAACAACTACGTAATAAATTTTTACTGATATGGCTAAATGTGCAAAGTGTGGCACCAACGTTGGATGTGGGTGTCAACTGATCAATGGACTCTGTGCATATTGTAATGCACAAATTCAAAAAGGAACTCAAACTTTGAAAAATGTTATCACCAAAGCTTGCAGATTGCGTAGAGTGTTCTACAATACCAGCTCTGATTGCTGATATAGATTGTAAACTAACTGAGATGGCAGGCAACCTTTATAATAATGTTGTCTATCTACTCAATCAGTCTATTGCCTATGGAGCAATCATTGACTTGCTAAACTACAAGAGAATTCTCACTTACAAAGCGTGTAACCCTGATTATGCTAGCTGTTACACGGTGGAAATGATTGCTAGCAGAGTAAAACTTCTAAAATATAAATAATGGCAAACTGTTCAAATTGCTATAATGGATGTGCTGAGATAGTATCGGATAAGTGTGTGAGATATACTGGTGTGGATGTTCCTGTTCTGGGCATCCAAAATGGGGATAGTCTCTCGTATGTAGAGCAGGCACTCATCACCTTCCTCACCTCCACTCTGGATGGTACAGGAATTAAACCCACAATCGATCCCGCAATTATCTGTAATCTGGTTGATCAATATCTTCCTGATTGTGGAGATTTGACAATTGTTGATATTTCTGTAGCCCTCATCAAGGCTGCTTGCGATCTTCAGGAACAAATAGATGCTATAAATGCAACCCTCACCACTCTGAATGCTGATTATAGTGTTCAGTGTTTGTCTGGTGTAACTAATTCTTCTGATACACATGCTGTTCTGCAGGCAGTGATTAATAAGCTCTGCCAGCTGGAAATTGACCTTAATGCTCTTGAGTTGGATGTCAGCACTAACTATGTTAAGTTGGCTGACCTCAACACCCTGATTGCAGCATACCTGGCTAGCATTGCTCCTGTTGGAACGCAGCAGTATACCAAGATGGTTCCCTACACTGCTGTAGAATATTACGGTTCTCTGTCGAATTTTGATGGTTCTGGTAAAGGGCTTGTCTCTGCAGGTTTTGATAAAATCTACCTTTGTAATGGACTGAATGGTACTCCTGACAAGCGTGGTAGACTTCCTGTGGGTGTTATCCAGGGTGTTCCTGGTGGTGCAATGAGTCCCGATGTTGATCCTACCTTCCCTGGAAACACCAATTATGCTCTGCTAACGACAAACGGTACTAATACAGTTACCCTTACGTCTAACCAGATGCCTGTTCACACCCATGCTACAACTGTCACTGTAACAGATCCTGGACACAAGCACAGCCTCACTATTGGGCAGTCTTATACAGGAGCTCCTACAAGTGTAACAACTGTTGGATCTGGTGCTAATGGTCCCATTACACTTGACACCACTACAGCAACTACAGGTGTCACTGTTGGTGTGACAAATGCAAATGCTGGAAACGGTCAGGCTCATAATAACGTTCCTCCTGTTCTGGCTTGCTATTACATCATGTACATTCCTTAATAATTTAAAATCAACCATAAATGTCCTGTCTTCCTGGAATGCCCTGTTTTGGAGGTGGTAGAGTTGTCTATCCCAGAGGGTGCGGGGTTGATCCCTGCGTTGCTGTAAAAAGCAACACCGATCTGGTTTTCTACTCTGGTCCCAACCTTCCTTGCACTGGGGTGAACACCTGTGACTCTCTCACACTTGTCTTAGAAAAGATTGACAATCAGATTTGTGATTTGATTGACTGCTGTTTTAATGCAACAAGCTCTACAACAACCAGTAGCACAACCACTTCTATCCCTTGTCACTGTTTTACTATTGAGGGGGGTGGTCCTTCCTCTCCCATCTATCTTGTTCAATATCAGGATTGTGATGGTGTCTATCAACAAACTGGTGCTGGTCAAGGGATTAGTATAGCGTTCTGTGCACAAGTTGGAACAGTGAATACACAAGCTGTATTTGTTGACAATGGTCCTTGTACAGCCCTGTGTGTCCCTCCTACAACAACCACCACAACAACAGTTCCTCCCACTACAACCACCACAACAACCACTCCCCCTTGCAATTGCTACACAGTAACTAACGGTAGTGCTTTTATAAACACCTTGACATACACTGATTGTGATGGTGTTGTGCAGTCTGGCATATCGGTAGATCCTGCAGCAACTATTAACTTCTGTGCTCAGGTTGGATCAGTGATTTATAATGGTCCTGGAGGTGATATAACAGATAATGGAGCTTGTTTAGGTAATCCAATATGCACCACAACCACCACAACAACGATTGCTCCTTAATCTAATTTGCAATCCATAACAAGTTAAAAACCAATAAGATAT